ATTAATAAAAGCAAAAAGGTTGTAGCAAAGGCGGTTTCAGGTGTTGCGGATACAATGAGAGTAACGCTCAATTCTGATCTCAACTACAATCTTGACGGAATGACAGGTGCGATTATGAATGGCAGTTCTGAAAGTTCTGTTGTCAATAATTACTATAATAACGACAACAGCCGCACAGTGAATCAGACCAATAATAGTCCGAAATCACTGTCACGGCTGGAGATTTATCGGCAGACGAAGAATGCGGTGAAAATTTAAAAGGAGCGATTTTGATTGCTCCTTTTACTCTACAAATTGGAATTTACACAACAGATTTTCTATTGTAATTTGTGACATCGCTGCCTATTTTACTATATAAAGTTTTTACATCTAATTCTTTATTTTTAAGTGCTAATAATTCGTTATTTGTAGCTCCAATAAATTCTACAAAATCAACTCGTCCATTTTTTGTATTTAGTGTCTGAAATTTTGTATCTGGTATTGTTATAAACCCTGTTATATTTGAGACCTGCCTTGAATCGATCCCCGCCGTTTGTCCTGTATATAAATATTCAAACGGATTAAATATTTCTCCGCTTTCAAAGGTAAGACGTGCTATTTGTTGTAATAATCCGCATATACATTTAATTTCATATTCCTCATCTGCATAACTATCTTTCTTTATTTTAAATGTGAATTCCATTCCGTAACCGCTCCACTCTTTATCATCACTTTCTTTGTCATAAAGTTCTGATAATCCATAAGTTACAAAATGCCAATAATCCCCACCATCATATACACTAATCCCATCAAGTGGATCTGATCCCCCAAAACACCATTTAATCAAAGGTTCATAATGTTTTGGATTATCCTGACCTGGATATATTCTTTTTGCTTCCTCATCAATTGCATCCCACCCAGAAGCATTTATTATTTTGTTTTCTTTCTTCTCATTCTTGAACTTATCAAATAATCCCATGGTGAATCTCCATTCTTCTATAAATTTCAATTCGTAAGGCTGATGCCCCACAATCATTTTCGTATATTATACCATACTCACATATGCAAAGTCAATGAAAGGCAGGTGAAACTTTGTTCTACATTTTAATCTTTTATATCTTGCAAATTGCAAAAACAGCCGTACAGTAAATCAGAACAACAATAGTCCGAAATTACCGTCACGGCTGGAGATTTACAGGCAGACGAGAAATGCAGTGGAAATGTAAAAAGGAGCGATTTTTGGTCAATTTTTTATCCCTGCAAACTGGAATTTATATCTGCTTCTTCATAACATCATAGCACAGATAATCATTATTATCAGTTTTTATTGAGTGATATCCAATCTCTTGATATCCTCTTTTAAGATAAATTGATTTTGCAGAAAGAGAAGCATCAAGTATTATTTCATCATAATGTTTTGCAATCGTAGTTTCTGCATAGTCTGCTAATTCTCTTCCATACCCATTGCCTTGATATTGGGGCAGTACAAACAAACGGCAAATTTCGTTTTTCTTAATAGTAACTGTACCTACTGCATTTTGCTCTGAATTATAGCATAAAAAAACATTATGATTTGAAATATCATTCATTATATTTTCATCATTATGATGATTAAGAAAAAATACTACTGCACCATTTGGATAATAATGCGGATAGATTTCTTTGATTGTTTTGTGGGTTATTTTCTTGACAATATCAAAATCAAATTCTTGTGCTAATTTTATGCTCATTTCAATACTCCTGTAAACTCCGATTTATAAGGCAAATGCTCCACATTTAAATTTATTAATAGTATACCACAAGCACTATACAAAGTCAATGAAAAGCAGGTGAAACTTTGTTCTACACTTTAATTCTTGAAAACGAAACAGGTCAGCAAATTGACTTGTCCAAAACAGCAAACCGATATATGTTCTCCAAAATCAAAGGACTGAACCCACCCACCGGAACGGTCAGCACTTCAAGCTATGCAGGAATGAATGGCTCATATCTGAACAACGCCTTCATTGAAAAGCGAAACGTGGTCATTCCTTTTGAGATGCGTGGCTTTGATGTGGAACTTCGCAGACATGAACTATATCGTGTGGTCAAGCCGTCCCGATATATCAAGATATACTACTCCACAAAAAATATCTCCGTTTACGCTGAGGGTATCGTGGAAACCTGTGAAATGGAGAATTTTGAAAAGCTGACCAGCGGACAGATTTCCATTCTCTGCCCTGATATTTATTGGTACTCCACTGAAACGCAGATTGCGGAATATTCCCGTGTCAGAGGTGCATTTCATTTTGTCTGCCCTGACAATGACGAACCATTCCCGATTGGTATCTACAATACGCAGGATATGATGACTATCAATAACAGCGGTGATGAGGTCGGATTCACCCTTGAAATCAGCGGAGGACCTGCGAAAAATCCGACCATTTACAACGCTCTGACGGACGAATATATGCAGATTGCAGGCGATATTCAAAAAGGAGATGTTATCACCATAACTACAAAAACGGGCAACAAAACTGTTCTTCTGGAGCGTGAAGGCGTTGTGACAAATATCATCAATCGGCTTGTTTCAGGCTCAACATGGCTGAATCTGAAAGCAGGTGAAAATAAATTCTATGTTCGTGCGTCAGATGGTTTAAATAACCTCAAAGTCTGCCTGATACATCGCAATGCGTACTTAGGAGTGTGAAAATGCAGATTGAAATTTACAATATGACTGTCTTAAATGATAAACTGAATATTTCTCTTGAGGCTGTCTGCGACAGCTTTTCTTCGCTTTTGTGGGATATTGAGTATTACAAGTGCGGTGAGTTTGAGGTGTATATTGCTGCATCTCCCCGAAATATTGAGATTTTTCAGACAGGGAGAATCGTGGGACGTGATGACGACAAGGAACATTTCGGACTGATTGAATCTGTGGAACTTGAAACCGATGCCGAAGATGGAGATTATCTCATTATCAAAGGCAGATTTTTAATGTGCCTTTTGGAAAGGCGTATTATTTACCCAACGTTTAACTTTACAAAACTTGTTTCATATTCTCAGATTATAATGAATGTGGTACAGTATAACGCTTGTACAGCTGGTATCAGAAAAATTCCGGGACTTGTTGTCGGCTGTTCGTCAGGCTCTTGTTGGGATGCTGAAACCAAATTGCAGGTAAGCTATGATAATCTGATGGAATGGGTGTACACCATTTGCGAAAAAATCGGCGGAACTGCAAATATACGTCTGAGTAAAACCAATAATGAGCAATATGAAATGATTTTTGAACTTTCGCAGGGTACTGACAGAAGTATATTACAGGAAATCAATCCGCACATTATTTTTTCTGACAGATACAATAATCTTCTGTCTTTCACCTATTTTACGGATACTTCTGTTAAAAAGAATTATGCCTATGTTCTGGGAAAAGGCGAAGGTGAAAAACGTAAGAGAACTACATATTTTGAGGGTTCAGAACCTTCTTCTCTCGACCGCTATGAGGTGTATGTTGATGCAAAGGACATTTCAGATGAAGAACAGGTTGACAATGAAACAAGACCGCTCCCTGATGCTGAATATTCGGAACTTCTGAAAGAGAAAGGCAAGCAGAATCTTGTTCCCACAAAGACAAAATCAGAATCACAGATTGCAGTGCAGTCCACACAGTTTCAATACGGTGTGGACTATTTTGTTGGGGATTTTGTTACAGTTGAACACCACAGATTTGGAATCAGACAGAATAAAATACAGCTTGTCGGAATGATTGAGAGCTTTGACCGCAACGGCAGAAATCTCACACCAACATTTAAGGAGGATTGATTTATGGCATTTTCATTCGGATTTTTCAATTCTAAAAATCTTGACAGAACGTATACTGCGGAAAATTTCAACGATTATCTCGGCAGTATCATCTGTGACGGGATTCAGGATAACTTCGGACAGTGTTTCAAGCAGTCTGTAAACAAGTTAAAGTTGACGATCGGCAGCGGAAAGGCTTGGATTCAGGGGCATTACTTCATTTCGGATACGGCATATACCTATGACTTATCTCGCTATGTGGACGAATCCCTGCCGAGATATATGGCGATCGGTATCTGTTGCAACACTTCTGAAAACGTCCGCAATGTCAGCTTTGAAATTCTCGCAGGAACACCTGCCTCCAATCCTGCAATACCGAGATTTCAGAACACAGATTACAAGAAATATCTCACCCTTTGCATTATCAGACTTGATGCAGGCACATCAGAACTCAGCATTACAGATTATCGTGAAAATTCAAACTACTGCGGATATGTCCGCTGTATTTTAGGCAAATGCAAGGTCACGGATATGCTTTCACAGCTTTCTGAAATTCAGACGCAGATAAAAGATTACAACATAACAGTTAGTCAGTTAACGACAAAGATAAACGAGTTAACGCTGAAAATTGATGAGATGACAGGCGATGTGGTTTCTATCGGCAAATGCGGTCAAAGTGTGGATTTTGTGCTTTATTCAGACGGCAGACTGCTCCTCAAAGGTACTGGGGCAACCTATGACTACAATTCTGACAGTAATCCTTCCCCATTTTTGGATAATAACAATATCAAGACAGTCATTGTTTCAGAGGGTGTGACCGGCATTGGCGAACGGCTTTTTCAGTATTGCGACAATCTGAAAACAGTATCACTTCCGACAACACTTACTACAATCAAAAAGGCTGCATTTCTGCCGCATATTGACGGTTACATTTATCATCAGAGGCTTAATGGTTTAACAGAACTGAAGATTCCGGAACGTGTTACTGAACTTGGCGTGAATGCATTTGCAGGAACGGCAATCAAGTCCGTAACCGTTCCGTCCTCTGTTACAACGGTCGGTGCAATGGTATTCAGCGAGTGCCAGTATCTTGAAACTGTGAGATACGGCGGCAAAGTCATCAGTGACAGAATGTTTGTACGATGCACAAAACTGAAAAATCTTACCCTTACCAGAAATGTCAAGGAAATTGTGGGCGGCTGTTTCAATTACTGTGAATCCCTGAATCAAATTACCTATGAGGGTTCTCTTGCAGACTGGAACGCTGTGAAGAAAAATACAAACTGGGACAGCCATGCAGTTGATATTGAATCTCCGCTTGCAAAGATCCAGTGCCTTGACGGATATATGGAATATGTTGCAAACACAAAAACGTGGAAGGAAGTGAAGTCATGATAAAATTTCTTGTAAAAGGACAGAACATTGAAACGCTGGAGCATGAAATAATTGCAGCAGACCAGATTGCTTTTGCAAAAATACATTTTGTATTCGATAACAGTTGGAAACCCCTGCATAAGGTGGTGCAGTTCACACAGGACGAGATAACCTATAACAGAGTTCTTAGAACAGAAGAAACGAGTTGTTTTCTGCCTGCTGAACTAACCGCAGGAACTGTAAAGATGTCCTTGTTTGGCTATGATGCAGAAGCAACTGAAACAGTCAGAGCAACAACGATTGTAAAAACCTTGCACATCAGACCATCGGGATTTGAGGGCGAAAACAGTAATGTTCCGCCTACTCCTGATTTATATCAACAGCTTTTGCAGAAGATTTCTGAAAAAGGTAAGGACGGCAAGTCAGCATTTGAAATTGCTGTAGAACACGGATTCGTTGGCACAGAGGATGAATGGCTCGAAAGTTTGAAAGGTGCTGACGGCAAGGATGGAGTAAATGGCAAAGACGGATGTGACGGTAGAAACGGTGCTGATGGTTTACCGGGTAAAGATGGAAAGGATGGTGCGGACGGACTTCTGGGGCGTGATGGAATTAACGGCACAGATGGAAAATCCGCCTATATTATTGCCGTAGAACATGGATTTTCAGGTACAGAAAATGAATGGCTGCAAAGCTTAAAAGGTGCTGACGGCAGGGACGGAATCACTCCCGATATGTCAGACTATGCAACAAAAGCTGATATTGCAGAGTTGCAAGAGCAAATCAGGCAAATATCCGGTATCAGCTATATCTCTGTATTTGAAAGCGGTTCTGATGCCTTGCAGAAATATGGCAACAGCATCTACACTTATTACAATGACGGCTATCGTTCTCTTGCAGGATTTGCAGAGAGCTATCCGCACTTTTGCTGTGCTGAAAATAACTATGCTCTGTATTTCAATCAGAACGATTTCAGATGGGCAGGAAGTGTGTTTGTGATGTTTTTGACACCAATTTCAATAACAGGTTCTATGCATTTGCTTCTGAATTATCTGGTCGGTGCATCACAGGACGCTGAATTTTATCTTGTAAAAAAGACTGAAAAAACGGGCTCTGAACTTGCTCAGTATATTTATGAGGAAATCAAAGCAGAAAATGCTTTGAAATTATCATTTAAATGGCTTTACTCCGATACTTTCATTTCTGTGATGCAGTCACTTGAAAACATATCGGATGGAGAATACTACCTTGCTTTCAAAGGCACATCGGATAATTCACATCCGATGGTGAAGTCTATTAAATTTATGAAGGAGTGATTTTATGAAAGATACCATTTGCCTTATCGCAGGCATTGTTGGCGGATTTATTGCAACGCTGCTCGGTGGCTGGGATTCTGCTCTTGCGACACTCGTTGTTTTTATGGGCATTGATTTTGTAACGGGAATCGTGACTGCTGCGATGGGCAAATCCAAACACAGCGAAAGCGGCACACTCAACAGCACAGCAGGCTGGGTTGGTCTTGCGAAAAAGTTTTGTATTCTGCTTATGGTAGTGGTCGGCGTGAGAATCGATATTCTCATTGGCACAAACTACATCAGAGATGCAGTCTGCATCAGCTTTTGCCTGAACGAACTGCTTTCCATTATCGAGAATACAACACTTATGGGAATCCCTTTCCCGCCTGCATTCAAAAAAGCAATTGATGTTCTGCAAACCAAGGTAGGCAGAACCGAAGATGAAAAGGAGGACGAATAAATGGCTATTTTAAGACCTGATACATCAACTACTCTGAACGGAGTGAAAATAAACGAGTATTTACTCACAAAACATAACCCTAATCATATTGATATGCCCTCTGTTTCAATGGAGAGCAAAGTTATCGGTATTACTGTTCACAACACCGACTGGATTTCTGTAGCAAACGGAACAACTCCTGCTGAGCAGTACACTCGTGCCACAGTCAATGGAAATATGAAGGATGTCAGGGTTCACTATTACGTTGACAACACCTGTGCATGGCAGAATCTTTCGCATTCTCTAAGTGGCTGGCACGCCGCTGACGGAAGTGGTAATGGCAACAGAAGAACCATTGCAATCGAATGCATTATGTCACCTGCGTATAACGACAGAGATAAGAAATCCGAGGACAATTGTGCAAGATTGGCGGCAGCACTTCTGAAGAAGTATGGTCTTGACATCAATCACCTTTACACACATACGCACTGGTTGAATGTCCGTGACGGAAAGAGTGGCTCTGTGGACTATCTCAATACTACAAGAAATCCTTACAAGATGTGTCCTGCGTATATTCTGCCTCATTGGGCAGAGTTCAAGAAGAAAGTACAGGCATATATGAACGCAGGTTCTTCAACACCTGCAACATCTTCTCCAAAACAGCTTTATCGAGTAAGAAAGTCATGGGCTGATGCCAAATCTCAGATCGGGGCATTTTCTTCTCTTGAAAATGCGAAGAAATCCTGCAAAACAGGATATGCTGTTTTTGACAGTAATGGTAAACAGGTGTATCCAGCAAAGAAATCTGTTGATGAGGTTGCCCGTGAAGTCATTCAGGGTAAATGGGGCAACGGTACGGAACGTAAGAAACGTCTCACCGATGCAGGTTATGACCACAACGAAGTGCAGAAAAAAGTGAATCAGATGATCTGATAATATCCTCCACAAAGTATGTTTTTTCATATTTTGTGGGGGATTTTTTATTAAATTTCATTTTTCTGTCCTATGTATAATGAAGCATTAATTTAACAGGAGGACTACTATGGAACAGCAAAAAGTAATTGATGAAATTCAGTATTATCAGGCACAGAAACTGACCGATATGCTCTATGAAAACCGCCTTATTTCCTTTGTCGAATATGACAAATTAACGGAACTGAATCGCCGGACTTTCTCTCCACTTTTTGTCGACTTATTCCCTAAAACGCTTGATAAATCACTCCAAAAGAGTTAATATGTCATACTGAAATGAGGTGATAAACTTGAAAATACGAAAAATTGACGCACAACCACAAGAAATAAAAAAACTTCGTGTTGCTGCATACTGTCGTGTTTCAACGGATTCTAATGACCAGAAAGAGAGTCTTGACACTCAGAAAAAGCATTATGAATCTTGGATCAAACTCCATTCTAACTGGGAATTTGCAGGTGTTTTCTATGATTTTGGAATCAGCGGAACAAAAGCTGACGCAAGAGATGGTTTGCAGGCTTTGCTTTATGAATGCCGAATCGGCAGAATTGACTATATTCTCACAAAATCCATCAGCCGTTTTTCTCGAAATACAACCGACTGTCTTTCACTTGTGAGAGAACTGCTTTCGTATAACATTCCTATCTATTTTGAAAAGGAAAATCTGGACACAGGCAGTATGGAAAGTGAATTGATTCTGGCAATTCTCAGCAGTATGGCACAAGGTGAATCCGAATCTATATCCGAAAATGTTAAATGGAGCAATCAAAAAAACATCGAAAACGGAATATATAAATTCAGTTATCTTCCATACGGATATATGCATGATAAAAATGGAAATATGATAATCAATTCCGACGAAGCAGATGTAATCAAAGATATTTTCAGATACGCATTAAACGGAGTAGGCACATACAAAATTGCAAAGCTCCTTCAGGAACAAGGAGTTCCAACACGCAGAGGCGGTCAATGGACAGGTTCAACTGTAAAGAGCATACTTACAAACGAAAAATATTACGGTGCAGCCATATTTAACAAAACATACACCGACAGCAATTTCAAAAGACATAAGAATAACGGAGAATCTGACAGATACTATGCTGAAGAACACCATGAGGCTATCATCAGCAAAAGTGAATTTGAGAAAGTTCAGGAATTGATACAAATTCATGCCGATGAACGAAAAATCATAAAAAGTGATTCAAAATATTTAAAGAGGTATCCATTTTCAGGTCTGATTATTTGTGGTGAATGTGGCAGCAAATTCAAACGGCAAACCCAGAGTTCAGGTGTAGCATGGGCTTGTAAAACGCACCTTTTTCATAAAGAGCAATGCTCTATAAAATTCATTAAGGAAGAAGCAATTAAAGCTGCTTTAACAACGATGATGAATAAACTGATTTTTGGTTACAAACGAGTTTTGAAGCCATATCTTGAATCCATTAAGTTGGTGAAAACTGATGACAATTTACAGCGTATTCTGAATCTGAAAGAAAATATTCAGAAAAATTTAGACAGAAAGAATGATATTCGCAAGCTGAGAGTGAAAGGGCTTATTGACAGTACACTGTTCAATCAGGAAGTGTCACGAATTGAAAAACAAAACGAGGAATATCGCATGGAATTAAGACAACTTGATAATTCAAAGAATGACCACATGATAAAAGAAACAGAAAAGCTGATTCATTTTATAGAATCATCAAACACTTTCTCTGCTTTTGATGAATCTTTTCTTGAATATCTTGATTGCATCATTGTTTATTCCAGAACCTTCATAGGCTTTAAACTGAAATGCGGATTGACATTAAAGGAGGAAATATGTACGGGTACAAAGTAGAAAACGGAGAAATCAGAATTGACAAACACGAAGCGTCAGTTATAGTCGGTATTTTTAATGCCTATATTTCAGGAATGAGTATGACAAATGCTGCTAAAAATGCGGGACAGCTATTCTGCCATAGTACTGTAAAGCGAATACTTCAAAATGCCCATTATGTCGGAGACGATTCACACCCTGCAATTATAAACAAAAACACATTTTCAAGAGCAAATGCAGAATTGATAAAGCGTTCTTCTGAACATAAAAGATCCAGCCGTCTAAAACCGCCTCCTATACACACCGAATTTGCTTTTTTTGAAGCAACAGAAATCTATGACATTCCCAAAGAACAAGCCGAATATATTTACAGTTTAATAGAGGTAATACGATGAATATTACAAAAATTCCTGCAAAACAGCAAATAGGCAATACAGCCGCCAAAGAAGAAATTAAAAAGCTAAGAGTAGCCGCATACTGTCGTGTATCGACTGACAATGAAGAACAGGCAGGAAGTTATGAAACTCAGGTCAGCCATTACCGTGAATTCATTTCAGCAAATCCTGAATGGATTCTTGTTGATGTTTACGCTGATGAAGGCATCAGTGCAACAAATACAAAAAAGCGTGATGATTTCAACAGAATGATTGATGACTGTAAGAAAGGTATAATTGATATGATTTTCACAAAGTCAATCAGCCGATTTGCCAGAAACACAGTAGATTGCTTAAACTATATCCGAATGCTGAAAGATATTAATATCCCCGTTTTCTTTGAGAAGGAAAACATAAACACGATGGACGCAAAAGGTGAAGTTCTTATTACCATTATGGCATCATTAGCACAGCAAGAATCAGAATCCATTTCCAAAAATGTAAAGCTGGGGTTGCAGTACAGATATCAGCACGGCAAAGTATTACTCAATTCTAAATATTTTCTTGGCTATGATAAGGATGAGGACGGAAACCTTGTAGTAAATCCGAAAGAAGCTGAGGTTGTAAAACGGATTTTCCTTGAATACCTGCAAGGCAGCAGTTGTCAGAAAATTGCTAAAGGATTGGAACGTGACGGCATTTTAACAGCAAGAGGAAACCCAAGATGGCACGATAGTACAATCAGAAAAATCCTTGAAAATGAAAAATATATGGGTGATGCACTTTTGCAGAAAACCTATACGGTGGATTTCCTGAATAAAAAACGTGTCAAGAATAATGGCATTGTTCCGCAGTATTACATAGAAGACCATCATGAAGCAATAATTCCCAAAGAACTGTTTTTACAGGTTCAGGATGAAATAGCAAGACGAGCATCAGAACGAGATATTGAAGGCAAACGTAAAGGATTTAGTGCCAACCACGCGTTTTCGCAGATTGTTTTTTGTGCAGAATGCGGAGGTCAGTATCGCAGAATACATTGGAACAACCGTGGCAAAAAATCAATTGTCTGGAGATGTCTTACACGTTTGAAAAACAAGGACAAGTGCAGAGCAAGAACAGTAAAGGAAGAAGTTTTACAAGAGGCATTTCTTGATGCCCTAAATGAAATGCTTGCAAACAGCAATGATTACCTTAACAGACTTACTGCAAATCTTGAAGTTGCAATCAAGCATAACAGCACTGATGAAAAACTTGCAGAAAAAATGAAAGTCTTACAGCAAGATCTCCTTGACAGAACTGAACGCAGAGAAAATTATGATGATGTTGCCACAGAAATTCTTCGCATTCGTGAACTTCAGGAACAAAGCAATATGGACAGTGTCACAAAAGCTGAACACAAAAAAAGAATACAGGAACTGCAAAGATTCATCAAATCTCAGCCGACTGCTGTCACAAAATTTGATGAATCCCTTGCAAAAAATCTTCTCTCACAAATTATTATTCACGATGATTTCTTAGAATTCAAGTTTAAATCAGGTGTGACAATGAGTGTTGAAAAATGACTTTTCTCTCCCCTATTGATATAAGTTAAGCACGTCAAAGACTACAGATTTCACGTAGCTTTGGCGTGCTTTTTATTTATACAAGGTAAGAATTATATCCCCGTTTGTGCATTTTGACGAATGACAACAAATTTCTACACTCAACCTGTCGATTTATCATTTTATCTCAAAAACTGTAGTGTGTGTATTTGTTGTCACTATATTTTAGTCTGCTCAATCTCATGGAATACAGTAAAAAGAGCATTTTTATCGTATCCCATAAAAACATATATCCTCAAAAACAACGTAGAATAGGGATTTTCAGCCTATTTCCTTGACATCAATACTACGCACTCGACAGTTGTTTCAGTTTCCAAGGGAAGTTCTTT